GGCTTGGTTCTCAGGATATCGCGCACGAACCCGACGGGATCATCGCGGTACTTCTTCAGAAACTCCAAAAAGAAGTTTGGTTCAGATTTCGTCATTCTTATCTCCCCTTATTACGCGTGCGATTGTTTGATGGCTAACTGATATACCATGACGCTTTGCTACGATAATAGCAATATCGCGGTAGCTATGACCTTTAACGCGTGCGGCTTTCATTGTTATCAATGCGTCCTGCGCGTTTGGCTCTGGGTGCAGCTTGGCCTTGCGGCCTGTGCCTGACTTCTTAAATCCAAATGGCACTTTGCCACCGACATATCCGCCCTGCGAACGCTTGGCTCTCTTACCGGCGGTGACACGTTCTCTGATACGGCGGCGCTCCTCCCCGGAGAAGACGGCCATGATCTCTAGCATGAAGCGTCCGTTCGGGTTGGCCTTGTCCATCACATTGCCGTAGCCGTTGATGATGAGATTAATGTTCGCCGTCTCCCAGTCGGCAATCACGTTTAGTGCGTCTCTCGCATCGCGAAACATACGATCCAGCTTCGATACGATAACAGTATCGCCCGGCCGGAGGAACGCCAGCTTGCAGCCTTCTTCTCGGCGTAGCAGTGGGACACCGCCAGAGACGCCGCGCTCTTCGTATATATGGTCCAGTTCCAAATTATGCGTGAGCGCGATGCCTTGGATTTGGCGGGCTTGATCATCGAGCGATGTGTTCTCGATCTGGTCTTCAGTCGAGACGCGTGTGTATCCAAAAACTGCCAACGTATTTCTCCCGTTTTTCGTAGTTCATCACTGTTACAATTTATTGTTACAACTTGGCAAGCGAAAAGTTAGAAATTTTTTGGACAGCATTATGTTAAATACAAGGGTATACGGGGGAGGGGGCCACACCTTGATGTCTGTTAGGTTATACAGACACACCCCCCGTGCGCGGCGGGGACCGGGGGGGGGGTTAGACCGAAGGGCACTTTGACCCTCATACCCAAAAAGCCACGCATTTCTGCGGGTTTCAGACTGTAACAGTGTATTAGTGCTGGACCAAATGGCGTCGGAGGCGCACAAGAAACGAGGCGCGGCGCTGCCTCTTTCCTTCCTTAGAGCGGCACATCGTTCCTGCTCCACTACATCGTCACGCATGTCTATTCACATTCCGATGTGATTTAGTGACCCTAAAAAAAGGTGAAATAGTTGTTGACACACCGGAACAGTGTTCCTATTCAATGTCTATCAACAGCAAAAGGGAGACTATCAAATGGCTTTTGATTTATCACAGTATATTCCATTCAATGTATTCGCATTGATATGGGTAGCCAGCATGTTGGCTGGTCTAGCATTCGCCAGCCGTAACGATCACAAGAGGAAGTAAGCATGATTAAGCCACAACAAGCCGCGCCAATGGGCCGGAACCACCGTGTATCCTCCGACAGCGCGTGGCCGCTGCGCGGACCAGATGGTAAGACATTCGCGGAACGCCGCGCAGAACGTGAAAAGGAACAAAGCAAATGACTTTCTATGATGACGATGATGACGATGACGAATTGGCACTGCCCGAACGATACATCGAACGGGCGGGCGAAACATTGGCCTACCGCTTGATGGAATATCTGGAGTTTCTTGGCGTGATAGGCAAGGACCATGTATCTTACCTGCGCTACCCGCCCATCGACTTGATTGAGGACGCCGAAAAGGCGCTAAAGGATGAAGCATGACAAGTGAAGAATTTAAAGCAACACGCGAGAGGCTGAAGCTGACGCAGGGCCAGCTTGCCTACAAGATAGGACTGTCCGAACGGTCGATCCGATACTATGAGCAAGGCGGTCGGTCTGTCCCGGCTCCAGTCTCTATACTCCTAGAAACGTTTTTAAGGGGCATAGGGCGTGCATAGCTACAATCGGGATAGTTACCTAGCGATCACCCTATATGCCTCTCTATGGGCTTTATACGGGCTTATAGCACTATATAAAGGATAAGACATGGCTGGACATATTAAACGACGCACGATTGCGTCAAACTTAGACAAGGTTGGCGAGACTGTTCTACTGGAAAAGATTGCGTCCGGCCTGACAATGGCTGGTCTTGCTCGTGAACTTAACATCAGCAACCTTTCTCTCTATCATTGGATACGCAAAGACCCAGATCGGGAGGAGCGGTTCAAGCAGGCGCGGGCAATCGCGGCTGACCAATGGGCGGATGAGTGCCTCGACATTGCCGATGCCTCGGACAACACATCTGCCAATGCTGACAGGCTCAAGATTGAAACACGCAAATGGCTGGCTGGCGTTGCAGCACCGGAGAAGTTCCAAGCCAAGCCGACCACAGCAGTCCAAGTCAACGTGAACCAACTCCACCTTGATGCACTGCGCCAGCTAAACTTGGCGTCATCAAACCAAGACAGTCCAGAACCAGAAGTCACCATCGACGTCACACCAACCAAGCAAGTCGGCTCTCATAACCTCGATGCGGACGACTTGCCGGGTGTGTTTGACGACGACTAACGTAAAACTCCCATCCGTGCATGGTTTGACCCTTTCGGGCCGGGTTTGCAAAAATCCGTGCACGGTTTGGCTCTCTTAAAAATGGCTTGTTTCTGCCATCCGTGCATGGTTGGGCCAGAAGTGCATGGTTTTTTCAAATTCGCTATAGCATTTTGGGTGTTGACATCTAGCTATACTAGTATCTATAGATGTAAATACCCTACTATATGCTTTCTTGAGTGAATGGTGGGAAAAGTCGGCACTTCCGGCCCAACCATGCACCAATGGCTGTTTTCTGCGGGTTTCCGCTCACGCCAAACCGTGCACGGAATTTTCAAACCCGGCCCAACCCGGCCCGAAAGGATTTTACATGACCATACATCAGACTTTGAAAGACACCTTCAACTACGACCCAGACACCGGAGCATTGACCTACCGCCAGCCAAGAGGATCACTTCCCGCCGGACGCCCAGCGGGCAAGGTAACTGCTGGCGGCATATCTGTCCTTTTGTCCGGGAGCCAGACCCTAGCCCATCGGATCATATGGAACATGATGACAGGCGAATGGCCACAGCACGCCGTCCGCCATGTCAACGGTAACAAACTGGACAACCGCTGGAACAATTTAGTAGTTCCCACTCCACTCCGCGAACGCGACCCTGTAACCCGCAAACCAATTAAGCACGATCCGGACCGTCGTGTTGCTCATGGAGTGAGCCGGTGTTCCTTTGCCAAAATGGGGCAGACACGGTTCGAAGCAAATGCCACCATTAGCGGCAATCGCATGTTCCTTGGTCGGTTTGAGACACGGGAAGAAGCGAATGAAGTTTTCAAATTTGTAACAGGCCACGACGCGCCGGGGCCACTATAAAAAAGAGGGGGCGCTATGCCCCCTCAATCAACAGCGCCAACATTTAGGTGCGCATTTCAATCCCGGCTGCTCACTTTCTCCTGCGCAGCGATGAGCCGACCAAGATACCATTGTGCCTTTTTCAAGTCCTCAACGGGCTTCCCCTTCCTCTCATAGCGCCACATATATTTCATGATATTGCCCTTGAGGTAGCCAGCATATGCCTCCGGACCCATCGACGCTTCGATCCCTTCGATGGCCTCGATGCCACCGGACTTATAATGCGGAGGGCTATTGACCACATCTACATTGCCCTCATTGAGCGCATCCCTCACTTCCTTATACCGCATAAAATCGTTCCCATACATTGTTAATCCTCCTCACCTGCTTTGAAGTTTATCTGAACGCCAAAGAAATCGTCCGACTGCTCATCAATCATGGCGTTGATAACCATATAGTCCTCATCGCCTATGAGAAGTTCAAGGCCACGGAACACACGCTTCGTTCGTGTCGCCCGATCCCTTGTGGGTTCATAGCCGTGCGTCTTCATCTCTCCATTGAACTTACGCTGCGACCAGTCACGCCCCTTGCCTTCGTTGTTTTCCTTGCACCAGTCACGGAAATCATTGAACGCCTCATTGGTAGTCATCTCATTGTCAGGCCCAGCCACGCAGCGCTCAGTGATCCAGCGGGCCAACGCATCTTCTCCCGCAAGATATTCGTCGGTAGCTTGGATAACTACCTGCGGTGGGTTCAAGCCCTGCTCCAGCCAAGCCTTCGCACCTTCGATAACCCACGCCA